ATTTAATTACCTCTTCTTAAAGCACCTGGAGCTAATTCAAGGGCAGCATTTGATTTAGCTAAAGCATTCTTTATGTAAGTTCTGATCCTGTGCTCTTTTTCTTTTACTAATCCTGGCGAATCTTTTGGCTCAGGTGCATTGGCATCAACAATTTTTTGAATCTCTTCGCCACCGATATTTGTGCCCTTTAATGCGTTTGCAATATCTCCAGTAATTGCAGTTTTTAAAGTGTCATAAGTTTTATTTGTTTCAGTGGCAGTACCGGGTTGAGTTACAAGCGAACTAGCTAACCCACCTATAAAAGGAATTTCTTTAGTAGGATCGTGCCTTCTCATGTAACCCTCTCCTCCTCCAGCTTTTGCTAAATCGTACATTTGAGAATGAATTCCATGCAATTGTCCTAAAATCTGATCAGCTTGTGATGCATTTTGATAAGCCTCTAAAGCTTTTGGATAATTAGCCTTATCTTGATCAGATCCATATTGAAGACTTTTAATTTTATCCAAAGCATTTGGAGCTAAGATAGTGTCTTCTTCTTCTTTTGGTTTTTGTTGATTATGACTAGCCTTTTGTTGACCTTGGATATTTTGATTTTGTTGTCTTTGTTGAATTGCTTTTTGTCCTGCTGGTCCAGGAGTCTGCGGAATATAACCACGCTCAAGATCTGTTTTTAATTTTCCAGCAACTCCAAAATGTGCAAGGGCATCCATATTAAATTTTGCAGCGGAAGCGTCGGCATTTGCTTTTGCTTGAGCGGTTCCAAGTCTTGCGGCAGTTTGTTGAATTTGATTAGCTAGTTGTTTTTCTCCAGAAGCAAGAGTCAAATTATTCGCAATATTTTTATCGTGATAAAGTGTCTCATAAGCATGCCAAACATTATTTTTATTTGTGATATTATCTTGTTGTGCTTGTGCTGCTTGTGAAATTTGACTTTTAAGAAAATCCATTGCATGAGCACCTGATCCACCAATGCCTCCTAAAAGCATCCCAATTGCATTTGTAACTTTTTGAGCAGTATTTTGATTGTCCCAATAAGCATTGGCGGTTCTAGGATTTGAATTTACATAATCCTCATAATCTTTTGCATGTTTTGCAACTTCTGCAACATTCTTATCTTGATCAATTTTATATTGTTGAAATTGAGCATCTCTTTTTGCTAAATCTTCTGCGTTTAATTGAGCTTTACCAGCCTCAACTTGTGCATTTTCTCCTATGCCTGCAACACCCTGTTTAACCATTTCGCCAGAACCTTGAGGAATTGTGCTGGTATTGCTTACAGCACTAACTTGATTTTGATTTTCTGGGATTACTTGACTTGTTTCTCGTGGAACAATTTCAGGACCTTTATCCGTTGTTGGAGCATCATCATCAGAAGAAACGTCTTCTGAACCATCAGCATACATGTGACGCTTAATTTTACCACCCTTGGCTAACTTTTCTTTTTTATTATCTTCATTTTCATATTTAGACATATTTAATTTTTTCAAAGCTTCTTTTTGAATAGGTGAAATCTTGCTAGTTAAAATTGTGATAGTATGACCATGATCTCTATGCTTAAGAGTTACGGTCCCTTTATCTTCTGCTGATTTTTCAAATTTAGATAAGTCTAAAAAGTTCATCGATTAATCCTTTTTCGGTTTTTTCATGTGTTTAGCTACCGACTTCATTACAAACTTACGCTCTTTATTTGGACTTCCCCTGTTTTCTCTATCAATCACAACTCCCCCATCATCAAGAGTTGTTGGAATAGTATCATTTTTAAGAGAATCACCTTTTACTTTTGCTTTTCCCTTAAAGATAACACCCATTTTAGTTGGATCAGCACCCTGTTTAACTTTTTCAACTTCACTTGGATTTAAATATCTTTCATTAGGACTAACCATCGCTGGGACTTTACCTCCAGCAGCAAGATAAGCTGCAACATGCCCATTAGGTCCCTCCATGGCTTGGCCTCCGGTATAATAACCATTGCCACCATTAGCTATATCTTCTTCAGCTTTTTGATTGTCTGCCATTTCTTGGCCTTTATCGCCTATTGATTGAATAGCATTTGAGAAGTTTTCATTTGCTGCCTGCTCTAATGGTTGAGCATTATTAGAAGCTTGCTGAATTTGAGGAGCACCACTATTTTGAACAGGTGTAAATTGAGGTTGTCCCATGTTTGTAGAAACATTACCACCATCAGCATATTTTTTTGTGTGTCTTAATGAATGAGCATTCATTTCAGCCAGCATTAAGTGATCTCCATCTTTTCCGACTTCGCCACCTTTTTCAAATTTAAATAAGCTTGCAATTCCATTAGCTAAACCAGGAGCAGCATCTGCTATTGATCCAATAATATTAGTATTTGCCGCTTGATTGGCTTGAGCGGTTTGGGAATTTACATTATTAATGTTCGATTGCATTCCAACATTAGCATTGTTGTAAGCAGTGTTTGCGCCTTGTAAAATATTCTGTTCATTTTGTTGTTGAGTTCCAAGATTTGAAACTGCTTGACCAGCTTGACCAACTTGATTTGCAGATAACCCTGCTAAATTTTGTTGAGCCGCAATTTGTTGATTAGCTTCTTGAGTAGCTGCCTGTCCTACAGCTTGTTGCTGAGTCGCTGCACCCTGCTGAGCAGCTTGTCTAGCCATTTCACCAACATTACCAGCAGCACCTCGCTGCCCGGCCATTAGCGCCGCTTGATTATTAACATTTTGATTTGTTGTTTGAGCCAACTGAGCTAATGCAGGATTTGGCCCCTGTCCTTGAGTCATTGCTAATTCTTGCGCGGCAACTGCGTTCTGGTTAGCTACCGCATTTTGAGTTTGAGGTGTTAATGTATTAGCTAAACCTATTTGAGCATTTATTGCATTATTAGCACCTGTATAGGCATTTGCTAACTGACTTTGATTAGTACCAGACTGTATATTTGCATTACCTGCCTGAAATGTGTTTCCTGCCCCTATAGCATTCGCTATTCCACCAGCATTTGTTTGATTCGCTCCATTCGTTTGTCCAGTTGGATTAATAGTAGGTGAAGTTGAATTCGTGGCAATACCACCGTCATCAAAATATTTCCTAATCGGCTTTATATGCCCACCTTTTGCAAATTTTGGACGACTCATTTTTAAATTAAACTTTTGAATCTTTTTAATATCCACGAAAACCCCTTAATTTGTACCGGCAGTATTTTCTGCGCGGATCGGTCTGTAACCTCTCATAACGCCAACTACACAAGTCAATGCGCTTAAAGTAAATCCTGATCCTGCATTAACGCCTAATGATGGATCATAAACCTCACTAATTGCAATCTGAAAAGACTGACATATTTGAGTAGATTGTTGAATTCTCCATTGTTCCAAAATAACTTGACCACCATATGGAGTTGTTTGACCATATAGTTGATCAGATCCATATGACCCCGTGTAATTAGTTGGTTGAATAACAGCCTGTTCATATAATGGACCGTAATCATAACCTAATTGAACATTTAATAGATGAGGACTTTCATAATTACCAATTAATAGGAATTCCCAAAGTCTTTGATATCCAGATATTCCACCTAATTGTATCCAACTTGTGGTGAAGCTTAATAGTACAGGAGTAGAAATATCTAAATAAATTCCTGGAGATTCTTGCACGATCTGTCCATAAGGATTTAAATAAGTGTGCAATCCTTGATAAAGAGTCGATGATATTGCTGGAGTATTTGTGAAAGTGCCCCATTGATTATATAAATAATCGTACATCACTGTAATTCCGGTATTCATAGTAAATCTTACTTGAGTTGTACCAGGTATTACAGTTGCAGAAGTTACAGTGTTACCTAAAACATATTTTTCAACTCCCATACCAATATATGATGGTTGAAGCGACCTAGACAATAACCATATACCTTTGTCCGACTGAAACATTATACCATTATCAGTTAAAACAACACTGTTAGGATTAGCACATCCTACAGTTGAGCTAATATAAATAGGCTGAGAATAATTATTACCAGCACCAGTATTGTCCGGACCAGAACCGTTGACATAATAAATTGCATCCTTTTTAAAAATTACTAATTCTGTGTCCATTGGAGCTAGTGCCGTAATGGAACCAGTAGAGCCTTGCGCTCCAATTGTTGGAGCTACATAATAAGTAAATAGATCGCTAAACTCTACTCCAGTGCCATTGATGACTTGTTTTGAATACCACAACATGTAAGGATCTTCAGCATCAACAATCCAAAGTCTATCATCGAACATCGAACAAACTGAAAAGCTAGGAGCCGCAACATCTTCAACAACTCCTCCAGTAGTGTAAATTAAACTATTTCCTTGAATAGCAGAATCCGCCTGAGTATCGACGAAAGTAATATAATCTACTGATGTATTATTTAGAGTAGGACTCGAAACTGAAGTAACTTCATAATATTCTTGAAATGCTGTACTCCAGCGATAAAGCTTAATTATAACTTTATTTGTGTTTTTATATGTAAGCCTTATGGTTGGAATATAAATAGTATTTGTACTACTTGAAGTTGTTGTCAAAATCCCAACGGGAATTGATGGCGCACTAAATTGCTGGTTACCTTGACCATCCATCCAATAGTAAATAGCTTGATAATAATATTGTTGAGCTGTGATGCTACCGGAACCTGTAGCAGTTGTTACTTCTACAGCATCAGGCCATAAATGGAATTGATGTTCGACTGGTTTTACTCCATCAAACATCCATGGAAATCCAGCACCCATATGAAGAATATTTCCGGTCTCAGCAGTCGGAGCAGGAGAATTAAAAGTAAAAACACTTAGGTTAATACCAGTCTGTGTATATAAAGGAACTGTATTAGATGAACCTTGAGTTTTATTTGTACCAACATTGGAACCAAGTGGACCTACTGGGTTTGCAATGCTAGCTAAAAAGTCCTTAAATAAATAGCCAATTTGTAAAACAGCATTTGCACCAGAATACGAAATATTGATTTGAGGTAAAATTTGATTAATCGCATAACCACCACCATTCGAATAAGCAAGTTTTCCAATTATGTTACCAGAAGAATCAATTAAGAAATATGTCGGCTGATAAGCGCTTCCATAAACCGCAAGCATGTAACTTTTATTAGTAGAAGGAATATAAATAGCCTTACTACCTAAACCTACACTTCTTAAAATTATGGAAGGTGTCCCAATTGTTGCAGATATAGTGCAACTATTAGTAGAAATATAATCAGTGCGAAGGCTGGAGTCATATCCATATTTATTACTTACCTCATAGAAAACATTCATTAAACCATTATTTACTGTAGTGGTTAAACCATTAAATAATGTTACTGAACTTACTACAGTTGTAGACGTTAAATATGGAGTTAGATTCTGATCATATGCTGTGGTTTTAATAGTATTTGTCGATAAGGTATAAAATGTAACCCAAACACGAAATGAAATATTATCCCAAGCTAATGATATTAAGTCAGCACTTTGAGAACCAATTGTTACTATATACCCAATTACCAACGAAGAGCTGATAGAACAAATTCTAACTGCTCCTCCGATATCAGAACCATTCCATGCAAGAAATAAAATTTCTGGTGTTTGAATATCTATTACCCCATCGTAAGCCGCACTAATGCTTGAAACCTGAGATGATATTGTAACTGGAGATAATGGACTTGATGGGTTTGCGTAAGGAATAGCGATATATCTTAAAGTTGGAGTACCGGATACATCAGAAATAAATGTGATTATGAAATAACTACCTAGACAAAATACTCTAGACATTGTCGCACTTACATCAGTTGCAGAAGTTATTTTAACAAAAGGAACGATAGTCCCACCTGTAGATGAATCATTTATTTGATAATACGAATTTCCATCAGAATCTAACCATGTAGAACAGACTAAACCATTTGGAGCTATCACAGAATCTACAGTAGTCTGTCCAGTGGCTCTTCTAACTAATGGCTTTACATTCAAACTCATTGGCTGAATATATCCTGAATTAATAGTCTTTTGAGTATCTTCAGAATAAAGATTAAATGAGTTAGTACCTAGAGAAACTAGATTACCTGAATAAGTAGTTACTGTCGCAGAATTAGGAATAGTTGTTACTAATTCATAACCATTTCTTTTTTTTAGTTGCCCTTGAGTTGAGAAAACAGAATTTTCAAGCTGTAAAAATTGACCAGAAGGAACCTGATAAGGATCTGTCTTAGTATTCAAACCTTCTTGGAAATTAACTGTAACAACTTGTGGTTGAATCGACATTTTATCCTTAAATCTTAATGATGTAATTTACATAAATATTTAATGGTCTTGTCTCACTGCCGCCAGTAGATTGAGTTGCATTTGTAGATGGATCATTGCTTCCTGTGCTATCTCCTGGAAGCCATGCCGAGCCAGCTCCAGATAATCCTTTTCCAGTATGACTATGACTTTGAATTTGATAATATTGTAAAGAACCAACATTGTTGCCAGAATTACCTCCAAACCCGCTTGGGATCCTTGATGTTTTATCTGGATCATTTGCGCTTACACCAGATACACCCCTAAGAAATTGGCCTCTCAAATCTGGGACATTAAAGTGAGTTACATCAGCAGTTCCATAAGCTGTTCCAATCGCTGAAAACAAAGTAGGATAAGAACTTCTCAAATATGAAGTTCCATCACATATTAAATATCCAGTTGGTGCAGAAGTACCTCCGAATGCAGAAATAACACCTGAAGGAACTAAAAGAGCTATAACTGAAGCAGCTAACTGAGCTGTCGTTATTGTATTATTTGCAATCTGTGTTGCTGTTATACCTTGCGAAGGCACTCCAATCACATTAGAGGCAATTGTAATAGTAGAATTATCTACAGTGTAAGGAGCCGTGATATTTCCAGAATTATCAAGTGTCATTATTTGTTGTGCTGGTGGTAAGGCTGGCAATACTAAGGAATATTGAGAAGCAATTGCAGCTGGAGGTTGTAATTGAACACCATAAGAAGTCGATGAAACGTCAGGTCTAATTGTAACTAGGCCAATGTCGAAATTTGCAGGAGTTGCAGAACTCGCACCTTGTTTCCAAGTAAATGTTCCTCCCGAATATGATTCTCCAGGAATGCTTGCCGCTGAAACATTCACAGCACCAGCTTTAGTTATTGGAATTGTGTTTCCCGCACCGTCATTATAAAATAGATCGGTAACTCCTCCTCCAGACTGTGGAGCGGTATAAAGTCTTGTAGGAACAGTCGATAAAGCTGGAGCTGAAAAGTCCACGCCGGCTACATTTGTTGGATCATTGTTTTGAAAGTTTAAATTTGTATTAATATTTAAACCTAATGGTGTGATCAAAACTCCTGAACCAGGTGTATGATTATGCCCATCAACGATATTTAAAGAGCTGTTTAAATTGTTAGCATAATCAGGCCCCGGATCTACTCCTGGCACCGGTACCGGTAGAGACATATTAGGAGAAACTATTACATTACTCATTTAAAATACCCAAAGCGAAATTGTTGCATTCGCATTGGCCTCCAAAGTTAAAGTTGTGTTATTTAAAGGCTGTGTTCGCTTGATCTCACAAAAAGAATTATTATCAATAACAATCCATCCATTCATTTGTTTAGATAAATAATGATTAAAAGTGTTTGGAGTATTAGCAATTAATTCAATTTCATTAATGATTAATCCTTGAGTAAGATTTAATGAAATTAAAGGATTTAAAACTGAGGACCATTGCTTCTGCATAAGCATTGATGATTGATCATTTGTTTTAAATATATTCAATAAACCCATTAGTATCCAAACCCTCCGCCGGCTCCCCAACCTCCGGTTCCATTGCCATAAAGACCACCACCGAAATTAGGATCACCTAGCATTGATCGAGAATTAGTCATTGTATTTGGTTGACCTACATCTCTATTTGCCGCTTCAGTTTCAATTCTAATCATCATGTCAGCTTTTCTCTGCATTAACTCTGCAGCTTGATCAAACTTCTGCTGTTTAGCTAATGATTTTGCTGCGACATCTAACACAACATATTCATGCCATCCTGAATAAGAGTAAGGAAGCATGTCAGTATCTAAAAGCAATTGTTTTGCAATTGGGACATACCAAAGTCTTAAATATTGCCCGCTATTTATTGGCAAAATCTCTATTGATGAACCCATCTCACGATATTGAAATTGAGCGTATTGTCCTGCCACATTATTAGATGCTGCACCCAGCATTAGATTATATTTGTTGCGATCAGCAATATTAAATCTAGACATTGAAACCCAGCCAGTTGCATTACTTAGCTTAGCACCATATGAGTTTAAATCCATTCCATAAACTTTAAAACACGCAAGAGCTGGAGTTCCTAAAGGATCAGGAATTCCATTTGTGTTTAAATAATTGGTTCCATCAGGCAATGGATAGAATTGTTGACCTGCTGTTTGAAAGACTTGTAATGGTGCCAAGAAATAATCTTCACCAAACTTAGTCACTAATAAACCGTACAATTCAGCTGCACTTTGATTTATTTCAATATTCCACTCATCATTAGTAACAAAATTAGATTTCAACATGTCCGCTCTTAGGCGTGATTGATATCTCAAATACCCAAGATTAATTTGCCCAGGAGCACATGGAGTTATTGAATTAGGCTGGCTCGGTGTAAATTGCGTTGGCGCCGTTGGAGCAGTTGCACCAACTTGATAAAAATAATTAGTTCCAATACTGACAGTTGGATCAACATAATAATTAATTCCAGGACTAGAAATTGTAGTGAAGTTAATTCCATCTGTACTTCTTTTAATAACGTAAGAAGTCGCACCAGCAACTAAATTCCAAGTCAGTAAATTCTGACCATTCCCAGTCTGTAAAATTACATTAGAAACATAAGCCATTAAGACACCTCGTTATTTGGGCGGCATATAATTTCACCGCCCATAGATGACCTTAAATTATAATCCTATATTGCTTGGGCTAAATTTAGCATCAACATAGAAACTCATTCCAATTACTGATCCATTAGCTGGAGCGGTAGCAACTGGCACTTGACCAGAAGAAGGAATTCCTAAGAATTGTACTAAGATCCATCCTCCAGTATGCGGAGAACCACCCATTGGCATTGGAGCTATACTTAAATTAGGATCTCCAATAACTTCAGTCGTTAGAATGTTTGAAACACCTGGAGCATGAACGGAACCTGTGCTTTTACCAAAACCAGTTGCTTTAGCTACAAAGCTTTGTCCTACAGCAGGAGTTAAACCAGCAGGAAGGCCAACGCCTTGCCAATCTTGCAAGTTATTATCATTTACTGTTAAAGCAAATGTGAATCCTGTATTTAAAGGAGAAACACCATCCATTGGAATTCCAGCAAGCTGAGGAACTACTGTGCTTGTCGTTACAACTGTAACAGTAGTTGTTCCAGATGCCGTGAAACTCATTACTCCATTAATACCTGAAGGTAAGTTTTGAATAGTTAAAACTAAGTCTGCACCGATTGTTGCTGCGGTATCATTTGTAAAAATTGATTGTTGAACATAGTGAAGACCTGGAGTTCCGTAAGGAGCAGCAAGACCTAATGATGGAGCTGATCCAACACCTGAAACACTAAACCAAATTACGAAAGTATTTCCATAAGAATCATAAAGAACAAAATATTTAGAAGCTAATGATCCAGAAGAATCAGCAACAGGAGCGATTGTTGCCGTACCAGCCGCGGCAGCTCCAACAGAAGTAATAATGTAAGGACTTCCAACAGTAAGTGCTGCGTCAGTAGCATCTATATTAATAGAATTACCAGCAATTGGTGATACTGCACCTGAAAACCCACCAAGATATCTGTTGTAATTTGATTTTAAATTAATCCATGCATAACCAGCCGCAGGATTTGGACCAACAGGAGTTGCAGAAGTATGCATATAAACTTGTCTTACTCCCTGCCCTTTTAATGCTCTTTGTCCAAGACCATTACCATTTGTAGAATCGACTACAAAATTACAATCTATTAAAACAGGTTGAGATGCGAATGAATAAAGACGACCGCCGTTATTGCCTAAAGCATTAGCCATATGAACTCCTCATATACCACATTGTTTTTGTCCAGATCGCTGTGGTCGCTAGTCTGAGACACAAGAGAAAAGTTCCCTTATATATATGTCATGTTGTTTCAGATTAATAAGATTTGTTTATCTATTTAAGAAATTAAGAAAAATTAACAGAAAAAGACCCGCCTGACTGTCATCAGGAGGGCCTTTTAATTTTAATGTGTAGTGGTGTCCATTACTGTGGTAATAACACTACTGCGTTGGCCCCTGGAGCGTTACAACTTAAATTAATATAGCCGCCCACGCGGATTTCAACTGCATCTTGCCCAGCTATTGGGAACCCAAGCATGTCATAGAAACCAGGAAACGTGAGGAATTGCGGTATCTTACCTAAGCTTCTCAATTTCCATGTTTTCATTGTGAGAATGTATGCAGTTTGTGATTGACAATTTTTGTCCTGTATGATTGAAATCTCACCATTTGCAGTTGGTAGAACCAATGCCTTAAAGCTGATTTCAACTTCTTCATTAACTTTTGCTCTGATCATTTGATATTGACCTTGACCAGTCAGATTCTTAACCAAGGTTTGGTAAGAAACTGGATTGATAAAGATAACATCTGGGTCACCAGCCTCAGACGATTGAGCAGCCAATTGGTTAGTCGCGTCAATTAGACAATCTTGAATTGATTCTGCAGTTCCTACAAAACGAAGACCTGCTAATTTAGTCGGAGATACATATCTGTTTTGAGTGAAGAATGAATCGTTAGATGCTGGAGCAGTAGAAGGGATCCATGCGCCAAGACCTGCGATACAAAGCATGTTTGCAGAATTCAAGCCATTTGTGCTGAATAATGTATCACCAGCACGTCCTAAATAAGGGAATGAGCTTGACCATCCTGTAGGAGTACCAGCAGCACCTTGTTGATTTGGAGATACTGTGATTGTCCCAGCACCTGTATCAACGGCGATTACATAACCAAGGTTTGCACCTGTAGATTGTGTTGCAGTAGATCCAGAAATTGAGAATGCATTCAACGCCATGTTAACAGAGAATTGGTAAACCATTCCCAAGTTATCAAGTGTGATTACACCAGAAGAAATTGAACCAGAACCTAAACCATAAGTTCCACGAACTCCCGATCCATCACTAAACATTTGGAATGCGATGTCATTCGCAGCACCCATGTAAAGAGATTTCACGTTCATTTTTGCTGCAGGCATGAATGCTCCGATGTTTTGAGCAGATGCACGCAAGAATTGGTTTTGGATAGATCCAACACGATAGATGTTAACTGTAGTTAACAAGAACGATGCTATAGCTGGAGCAGTTTGATAAGATTGAGCAGTTCCAAGGTTAGCAGAACCACCACCACCAACGTCATACAACACTGGAATTGGAAAGTTCAAACCACCAAGACCCATTTCGGTCTCGTCTTTATCAACCATTGAAAGAAATCTGTTTTTGTTAAATACCAGGTCCTTCATTACCCAAGCATCATCGCTATAAAGCTGCTTTAGGACTTGTAAGTTATCCTGACTATTTGAATAGGCTATTGCCGTATTTGCTGGAGTTCCCATTTATTACCTCTGTAGTTTTGCCGCTTGCACTCTTCTGATAGCTTCCTGAATTTGTTCAGATTCGCTCATTAAGTGAAACGGTTTTGACGCCGCTGCTGTTTTAGGAGTGGTCGTCATTGTTTGTGTGATGGTTTTAGTTTGAGTCTTTGGAGGCCCCATCACTTTAGCATCTAAAGTTTTGTTTTTTAATTTACTAACCGAAGCAAATCTCTCTGCCCTTTTATAAAGAGCGTCCTCTATTTCCTTCGCCGCTTGTTCAGCAGTTAGCTCGATTCCATCTTCTTCAAACGAATCATTCACATGCTGGAGAACAATGTCCTCAGCACCTAAATCTTTAATCGTTGAGAATTCCGGATTTTCACTAACTATTTTTTTAATCTCTTGCTTCCATAAAACTTGATTAGCTTTATAGTCAGCAACTTCTCTTTCTTCTTGTGCCTTTTTAATATTGGCAATTTCTTCTTCTAATTTTCTAGCCCTCTGCTCGGCAGGATCTAGAGCATTCTGCTTGTCTAGCTCATACTTAACCATTTCGTCATAAGACAATCCAAGATCCTCAGTCGCTGAATAGTCTTTTGCAGCAATTTTAGCCTGAAGCTGATCAAATTTTTCAGCCTTAGCAAGCTTGTCTGCTAGTTCCTTTTCTCTGCGAATGAGCATCTGCTCTTTTTGTCTTTGTGCTTGTTCTTTACGAGCAAGCGCACTGACTTTAGGCGATAAAGTAACAGTCTCTTCCGTGGCTGTCTCTTCTGTTTGAACCTCTGTTTTAGGTTCTGGTCTAACTATAGGACTTCCGGTCACTGTAGTTGTTCCTTTAGTATCGTAACCAATAAACTCCTTACTAGGTAAGTCGAATTGATTGGGTTCTGCTAAAGCACGTCCTACTTGAGGTGCCTCTATTGTTTCCGTTGTAAATGCCATTTTATTCTCCTTGGTTTATTTCTACTTATTAAACTTGAACATTAGATGTTGGTGCCACAGAAGCTTGTGGCGGTTGTACGGCTAACTGACCTTGCGTAGGTGCCATAGGTTGAGGTGGTGGAGGCATTGATTTTTGTTTAAGCACTTGCACAGCAGAGAAATAGTCATGAAGAAGCGCCATCTTTTCTTCTTCAAGGTCTGTGACTTTGTATTTATTAATGGTTTGTACGGTTAGAGTTGTTGCTAAATCGGTTGGATCAAGAATAAATGCATCAGGTGGTGAATATCCTTTTTCTCCATCTTCGATAATTGCATCGAGATCATGTAAAATACGCTCTTCTAAAGCTACTGCTAATTGATCAGATTGTTCAAGGTCTGGGAAATTAGACATCCGACGGAATTCTTGTTTATCAATTTCACCCGCAGCAAGCATTTCTGATAATTTAGCTTGTCGTCCAGCAGGATCTCTAGGCAATGATGATTCATCAAAGCATTGAATAACGTGAGTATCTTTTAACATTCCAACGCATTTAGGAAGTTCTACTTCACGAGTACCATCTTTTGATGGATACACTGTTAAATATTTTCCAGTCTCTTCGGCAATCTCTGCCGCAGCATCAATCATTTTATAAGCAAGACCATTATAGAAGTTCTGATACCGTTTTTCTAAAGCTGCAAATCTAGCCGTTTGAAGATCATTCGACTCTCTAATCGCCTCACCAGAATTCAATCCCTCAGATTTCTTTGCTGCCGCTGACATAGCTGATACGCCACTTATTTGATAAGCAGTTTCTATCAGCCATTTAATATAATCATAAATTTCTTGGTTATTAGAAGTAGCATTTATAAACTGAGGTGACTCAGCCATTGTTTTGACTTTAATAATACTGCCGACATTATTATTAAATGATGTTTCTAAAACTTTGGAAAGTTCTGAGATGATAATCCTTGGCACTCCAAACATTTCAATTGCTTGTGATGCGATAATTAACATCTTATAAATTTCCATCTGACATGGAAAAAGAATCTCGGCCATACCTTGAGAAAACCAGCCCACTGTATTTTGATTGTAATCTATTTTTTCAAATGGGAAATAATCTTTAGTCCAAGGTTCATCTAATAAGACACCTTCAGAACAAACAATAACATGTCTTCCATCTTTTGCTTTTTTCCCACTAGGAAGATGCCATCCTTCTGAAACTATAATCTGATCTGAAATTGTATCTGTAGATTGAGGAGAATTATCTACAGTTCCACCTTGAGAAGACATAATCTTATCTTCTTCCTTAGGCATCATATCTGCTAATATGCCTCTATCGCATAACTTAGTATGAATAAGAGCGCGGGGATTACGATAATATCCATCATTGAAATCAACTAGCAATTCAGTTTCTAAAGTCCGTTCTAATTCGACTTTGTCGTCTTTTTTAATAATTTTAATTAAGCCGTTCCCAAGCATCGCACAATCTCTGAATGCTTCAGATCCTAATTCATAGGCTTTTGTCCTGTAAAACTCACCCATGATAAAAGAATTCATTTCTTTAGAAATCTTACGCTCTTTGTAATGTCCAGCATCAGTTAAGAATACAGGTCTAGGTTTATCTTGAGTAACAAGTGATGTGAGCGTATCAATGCATGAATAAACCACATTAGCAGTTGGTCTACCCATTGGCATTTGTGATGAATTGTCAAGAGTAGATGTAGAGGCAAGGTAGTTATATAGAGGCTTACCGGAAAACAAACGAGAGTATAATGAAGCTTGTCTAATTCTAGCTGAGTGAAAGTTCTTTAGAAAAGCAGTTGTTGAAAGTAATTGAGCACACAATTCTTTTTCATCTTTTGCAAGCCACCATTGATAATAATTATTTTCCTTAGTCTTAGTCTTTTTATCACGAGGATCAACAATCTTATCCTTTGGCTTTACAACTTCGATTGGCTCAACTTTCCAATTCATTAGATAGCTCCATCAGGAAACATTTTGTTGGCTAGCTCTTCATCACTTAACTTTAAAGTGCTAATCAAATCTTTGATCTTCTCAGTTGCTTCATGATTAATTGGCTCTTCTGGTTTATGCGAATATTTATGCATTGGATGAATAACTTGAGATGGTTTACCATCAAATGAAATATCGTGTTCTAAGGATTTAAACTTAGTAACACCAGCAGATTTAAGAGCATCAATTAATGCAATAGTCTCTTGTAAGTTCACAATTACATCGCATCGAAATATTTGTTGATACGAGCCATTGCTTTTTTAAGCTGATGAATATCTTGAGAAGATTCATGCTCTCCCATTTCCTCTGGACTAGCTTCACCTTCTTCTGGCTCACCTAAAGTTTCGTCTACTTCTTTGGCCATTTTATCGTCCCAAGCTTCATTTGGATCAACCGCAAGTTGTCCAGCATAATCCATATCAGGACGAAGGTCTGCACCACCTTCTTCTTTTTTCTTAGCGCGAATCATCTTTGAAAGTGTTTTTCCATCAAACATATTAACCTCTATTTTTGTTTAAGCATTGAAGAACGCATGCTTCTATTGAAGACATGACCTTCTTATGGTCTTTAGAATGAATTGACTCCATTAATTCTTTACCGAGCATGTCATGAATTTCATGATCAACATCATGATCACCATCATGGTCTAGCTCTTCAGCATTCTCGACTTCATTAACCTCACCACCATGAGCTAAACCTTGTATCTTTGGTTTAGGCATAGATCTCAATTCACCTAATACTCTATGATGTTCTGACTTAGCCTTTTCTACATCTCCATTATGTTCTAATTCTCGTCCTGCCATTGATTGTCTTGCACCAATCGCGGCATGAGGATATTTTTTAGATTCTTCACGAGTAAATTCTTTATCTACAGGTTCATGAACTCCTTTGACTTCTCCACCATCAGCTAAGCATGTCTCGCATTCTTCTATTTCTCCACCATGTCCATTTTTATGATGTTCTGCTTTTCTCTTAACAGAATATGCAATCGCTACTGCCTGTTTTTGTGGCTTACCTGCATGTATCTCTGCCTTAATGTTCTTTTTAAAAGCGGCTGGACTCTTTTTATGAATTAGAGGCATCGTGCTCCTCTGGCTCTTTGGCCATGATCATGTCAATTAATGCCATTAAAGCTTGCATAGCCTTTTTATGGTCTTGTGATTCCACTGCATGCATTAGCTCTTCAATCATCTTTTCTTTGATTTCTTCGTCTTCGCTAAAACCATAACGAGATTCTCCGGCTTGTTTCCGAAGTTTAGCTGGTTGTCTAGATTTTAGAAAAGGCAATGCACTCATGCACTTGTCTAGCTGTTACAGATTAATCCCAGCTATGCCAAGGATCACGACCTTGATTATCCTTTTGCCAATGAATTCCATTGATTCCATCTTTTTGTGCTTGTTCGCGCTTGATATTTTCCATGATGGACTGCTTGTGAAGATCTTCTTGTTCTTTGATGTATTCCATTGTCCCAGGAATTAAAGCTTTTTTAGCTGGAGTGCTTGCAAACTGATATCCATTAAACCACCCGTAAAGCATGGCATCGCATCTATGATTTGGTAATGAAGGATGTTCTTTTTTAGGATAGACAATTTTATCACCTGATGTTTTCCAAACTAAGGCCATCATTTCATCTATAAGATCCGTTTCACTCTGATGTATTTTCACTCGGCCTTGAATCAAATCACCATTAAGTATTTCGATATGATCTACTTTTCCAAGCTTATCAGCATATTCGAAATAGATATTTGATCTCATGGTCATGGTTTCAACACCTTGCTTATTGGCACCGTCTATGATTACGCTATTGCATGGATATTTTGGATCATTTAAGAATTCTAGAAGCTTCTTTTCTACCATGTCGAAAGTCATATGTTTTGCAGCATATGTTTTTAGGACGTAAAAGGTTGGATCATTATCGTGATAGGCGCTCAATACTATAGCCGTGTCATCTTCCCATCCTAAGTCACATGAAAGAATATGATGCCATCCTTTCGAATGAGGAAATGGAAGGTCTCGAAATAGATTCCTGTCATGATTAAATTTATACACAAGTTTGTCGGTTTCAATTACCCATTCGTTTAAGTACCACTGCCTAAATTGTGGGGTTTCCATGTATAGAGGTCTATTTGTTAGGATCTCATCTAATTGTTTTTGCCAATTGATATGCGGATTTTGATGAGCAGACCATTTATGAACGGACCATCCTGGCTCTTTTCCATTAGTAATATCGAAAAATAGACCTTGAGTTAAGTTTGAACTTGTGCCGAACAAGCAAGTTGTTCCTTCTTCATCGGCCATTGCTGGACCTAAGATATCATAAACCAAGTGAGCTAGATTTATTGTGTAAAGTGAAGACTCATCAATGCAGGCAAGCTTATATTTCTTACCCAGAAGTTTATTCATTTCATCTTCTGATGAGTCCACTCCTGTGATTCTAATTACTGATCCGTTAGGGAATGTGCAATCTAGGGAGGTGTTATTGAAGTGAATATTAAGTTTAAATCTCCTGTCGATTATCTTAAGTATATCTTTCATGATTATATCAAGCGCTGATTGTCTGGTTAAGCCGATAAAAAGGCAGTTTGATTTAGGATATTTTAATGCGGTCTCAACCATATAAAGACCAGCTGTGAAAGATTTTGCAGCTCGTCTAGTACAATGAGCAGCTTTTAGCCTTGATGAATCATCTATGAATTTGCGTTGTTCTGGGAATGAGGCCTGAACAACTTCTTTAAGATATTTGTCACCTTGATTTAGGCTTTTATCTAAAAACTTCTGAAGTAATTCTCTATGACTTATTTCCATCGTTCAATCTTCTTTGGGCTTCCAATACCAACATTTCATCTGGAATCTTTTCTAATACTAATTGAGCTTGATCTCTTTGGTCTAAATATTGTTTTCCTAACCAAATAAGCATTGCCACATTTCCTTTATTTGCGGATTCAAATTGCATTTTCCTAAGACTCATTTTTAGACTAGACCTCCCTTTGTCTAATTCTGCCGAAAAACGATTAGTAATCGTCTCGTCAGTACATCCAAAGAACGATGCTATTTCTTTTACTTTACAACCCAGCGCAGCGAGCTTTTCCACTGATTTAGGATCTATATCTAATAATGGTCTACCCATTGTTTAATCCT